GGCGATTCCAGCGTCAGCCCCTACGTCTACATGACCCAGTGGGCCGAGAAGGACCCCGCAATCCTGTGGACCAAGGCATCGACCCTGTACATCCCCGTGCTGTTCAACCCGTACAGCCTCTACATCGCCATGGTCATCGAGACCGCTGGTTAGGAGTGACCGATGGACGTAGGGATTCTTGAGCAAATCCTGTGGCACATCCACAACTGGTTCGAGCGAGAGCAGATTCCAGTCAGCACGTGCTGCATCGATGACGGCTCGCTCCCTACGTCCATCACCGACCAGATGCTTGACGGCCAGTGGTACCGCATAGAGGGCAGCTACCTGAACGACGGACTCCACAAGAACCCCGACACAGAGCTGTCCGACGAGACGTTCGACGGGACCATAACGCTGCTTGCGATACCCAAGGCCCTGCTTGCCGTGGCAGAAGATATATCCGACTGGGTGGCGCTCAACAGGACTGCCACCCAGCAGGCCGCAGCAAGCCCGTATCAGTCGGAGAGCTTCGATGGGTACTCGTACTCCATCCGCTCCGACCTGACGGCAAATTCAGGCTCTGGTGGCCTCACAGGATGGCAGGCGGCGTTTGCCTCGCAACTCAACCCGTTCCGGAAGATTTCATGATGATTTGCTGCAAGGGCAAGCTGGAGACTGGCGCTGGCTATGTTTGGAGGTATGCCTGATGGCGATGCCGGGAATCATGGGAGAGCGTGCCGAGACGTGCGTCCTCCTTGAGAAGACGCGGGTGCCTGACGGCGAGGGCGGCTGGGAGACTAGGTGGGTCGATGGCCCCGAGTTCAGCGCGACCATCACCCACGCGAGCAGCATCGAGGCCCGAGTTGCCGAGTCGGAGGGCATGACGTCCACCTTCACGGTCTGGACCGAAAAGGGCACCACGCTCGACTTCCACGACGTCTTCAGGGCAAGCGACGGGCAGGTGTACCGAGTCACGTCGCAGGGCGGGGACGAAGAGACGCCCGACTCCGCGACGATGCAGGTGCAGCACGTGAGCGCCGAAAGGTGGCAGCTCGCATGACGCCCGAGGCAGCCGTCTACACGTTCCTCAGCAGCTTCGGCATCCCCGCCTACGCTGCCTCCTCGGTGCCAGACCAAGCAACGTTCCCGTACCTCACCTACGACCTTGTGCTGGGCGAGTGGGGACAACCCGAGGTCAACATGCCAGTCAACGTCTGGTATCGGACCGACTCAGAGGCGTTGCCAAATGCCAAGGTGCGCGAGATATCTAAGGCGATAGGCATGGGAGGCGTGCTGCTCCATTGCGACGGCGGCGCACTCTGGCTCAAGAAGGGTTCCCCGTGGGCGCAAGCGATGACCGTAGAGGGCGAGGACGAAAAGGTCAAGCGCCGCTACGTCAACATCAACATTGAGTTCCTGACTACAGAATAGGAGTGGGCTGATGAAGTTCACACAGGTGGCGACTGACGCCTTCCAAAAACTCCAGCTCAACGCTGGCGTCATCCTGACCGAATTCGACCCGACCTCGCCGAAGCTGGACAAGAGCAAGATTTTCGGTGCGACGTCCGGTGGCGTGGCATTTGCCACAAATCCCGAGTACATCGACTTCGGCGAGGACATTGACAACGTGCCGCCCAACACGAAGCAGCTCAAGGTGCTTCAGTCGGTCAACCCCGTCATGAGCGGCACCCTCAAGACCGCTGATACGGCGGCAGCGAAGGCCCTCATGGGTGCTGCTGACATCAGCGGCAACAAGATTACCCCTCGCTCCACACTGGTCGATGAAGACTTCATTGATGACCTCTGGTGGGTCGGAGACTACTCAGACGTTAACGTTGACACCACTGGAACTGGTGCGAAGTCTGCTGGATTCATGGCAATCCACATGATGAACGTCCTGAGCACGTCTGGCCTCCAGTTGCAGTCGAACGACGATGGCAAGGGCGATTTCGAGTTCGAGCTGACAGCTCACTACGACATCGAGGACATCGATACCGTCCCGTATGAGGTCTACATCAGTCAGGGCGGCGCCAGCTAACGGGAGGTTCCATGCGTCTGTCAGAAATCAAGGGCGAGCGCGTGTTCGACGTCATCGCCTCAATCATCGAGCCGTGCTGCAACATCGCTCAGGACAAGGATGCGGCTGACCTCTTCGACCGCAGCCGCAAGCGCCCGGAGGGCATGAGCGCCAAGGACTTCGCGTTGGAGCGCGTCAAGGCATCCGTCCCCGGACTGATGCGCTCGCACAAGGATGACCTCGTCGCGATACTTGCGGCAATCGAGGGCACCGACCCCGACGAGTACATGCGTGAGGTGACGGTGCCATCCATCGTCAAGGCGGTCTACGAGATACTGACGGACGATGACCTGCTGGCTTTTTTATCATAGCGGACAACCCAGACGGTGACTTGTGGCTCGACCTGGGGGACTACCATGGGCCGAGCCACTTTCATGCCTTCGTGATGTACGCGATAGCAAGGCACCGCAAGAGGGTTGTCCAGAGCGCATGCAGGGACTACATCTGTGACACCCTGCGGATGATACCGCAGGGGATGTATCCAGCACGCAACTTCAGCGACATGATACGGCCAAGACAGGAGATTGACGTGGATGCGATAGTGGACCATGTTGCCAGCGTGATTGGAGGGGCGGCATGAACCTCCTAGACCTCATGGTGAAGATTGGTGTCGATGACCAAGCGTCATCCAGAATCGGAGGCATAGCCTCTGGCATCACGGGAAAGCTCGGAAGCGCGGCGCAGGCGGTCGGCAAGGTCATGGCTGGCGTTGGGGCCGCAGCGGGAGCTGGCGCAATAGCCATCGGCAAGGCGGCTGTCGAAAGCTATGCCAGCTACGAGCAGCTTGCGGGCGGCGTCGACAAGCTGTATCAGGGCGCGTCTGACAAGGTGAAGCAGTACGCCCAGAACGCCTATCGGACCGCAGGCATGAGCGCCAACCAGTACATGGAGCAGGCAACATCGTTCTCGGCCTCGCTCATCAACTCGCTCGGCGGCGACACCGAGAAGGCCGCAGAGCAGACCGACAAGGCCATGCGCCTCATGTCGGACAACGTGAACACCTTCGGCTCCAACATGGGTGACGTGCAGAACGCCATTCAGGGATTGAGCCGCGAGAACTACACCATGCTGGACAATCTGAAGCTGGGCTATGCCGGGACCAAGGAGGGCATGCAGCAGCTCATCGATGACGCCAACGAGTATGCCAAGCAGCAAGGCATCAATGCCGACCTGACAATGGGCAACTTCTCGGACATGATTGACGCAATCGACCTCATCCAGCAGAAGCAGCACATCTGGGGCACCACGGCCAAGGAGGCGATGACAACCATAGAGGGGTCCGTCAACGCCACCAAGGCCGCGTGGGAGAACTTCCTGACGGCCATAGGCGCTGGTGACCAAGACATGATAGGCCAGTCCGTCAGGGGAATCATAGACGGCATATTCGGCACGTTCAACGAGGAAGTGGGCAAGCGCGAGGGCGGCATCATAGCCAACGTCCTGCCAATCGTGCAGAACGTCGGCAAGGCGCTTGTCGATGCCATCCCCGGCATAGCTGAGAGCATGGTCTGGAACCTCATAGAGGTCATCAACGATACCTTCGGCACCGACTTCGACGCCGAGGAGATTATGACCACCCTAGAGAACGCATTCGGGAAGGTCAGTACCGCCGTGACCAACTTCGTGAGTGCGCTCACTGGCTCAACCGACCTGAGCGGCTTCCAGACGATGTTCGATACGGTCATGACGGTGGCGGAACAGGTTTTCACGTTCCTCACCGAACATGCGACCGAGATTGGCACTGTGATAGGGACTGTGATAACGGTCATGGGACAGGTTGCCGAGGTGGCCACCAACCTCTTCAACATCATCAGCCCATACCTGCCGTTCATCGCAACCCTGATTGGGACGTTCGGTGTGCTCATGCCAATCATCAACGGCGTGGTCGGCGTGGTCGGCGCGATATCGGGCGCGGTGACGTTCCTGACAACCGTCGTGCTGCCCGCAATAGGGATGATTCAGAGCGTGGGCGGCGCTGTGACGGCACTCGTTACGATTCTCGGTGGTCCCATCACCATTATCGCCGCGATAGCCGCCGCAATCATCGCGTTCGTGGCCACAAACGAGGACGCGCGTAACGCCGTAATCGCTGCTGTGCAGGCCGTGATTGACTTCTTCATGGGTCTGCCCGAGTTCTTCGCAGGCGTGTGGGAGTCCATCAAGGCCGGGGTTGCGGCTTGGGTAGCTGAGAACATGCAGAAGTGGGAGGAACTCAAGGCAAACACCGCGCAGGCCTTCGAGAACATCAAGCAGAGCGTGATAGACGCGTTCGAGAACGCCAAGGAGAGCGTAATCGAGGCCGCTGCGAACATCTATGAGGGCGTGAGCAACAAGTTCAACGAGGTTGTTGACTTCGTTGCTGGCATACCGGGCCGCATACTTGGAGCGCTCGGTGACCTAGGCTCGCTGCTGCGGAACGCAGGCTTGTCTGTAATCTACGGCCTGTGGGATGGCATGATGTCTGCGGCAGAGGGACTCTACAGCTGGGTCTCCGGCATCGCTGGCACCATCGCGAGCCTCAAGGGTCCGCTGCCATACGACCGAAAGGTGCTCATCGACAACGGCCTAGCGCTCATGGCTGGCCTGCGCAAGGGCGTCGAGGAAGGATTCGAGGCCGACGTGGTCCCATACGTATCGGGGATTGCCGAGCGGATGCAGGACGGCATGACGTTCGGTGACATAGAGGGGCCGACAATCAGGGCCACGTATGCCGAGGCGCAACAGCAGCAGCAGGAAACCATGACCGATGCCGAGCGGCAGATTCTCGCAGCGCTGCGTGAGCTGAGGCTTGCCATTCCGTCAGCGGTCTACCTTGACAGCGGTGCCATGGTGGGGCAGCTTGCCCCGGACATGAGCAGGGCGATAGTGGGGGTTTAGCATGTACGAGGACAGAACGCTCTACTATAGGGGCAGTCACGATACGACGTGGACTTCTGTGACCATAGACAGGGAGCCGATAATGTATCCCGCATCGTCTTAGTAGGAGCAATGCCATGGCTAAATCATACTATAGGCTGTTCCGAGGCTCTGACGAGCTTTACAGCGTCGGTTCGGCAAACGGGATAAGCAACATCCGCCTGTCTGGAAAGGCGGACGGCACTTCGACGCTTACGTTTGATGTCGCACCGACAAACTACATTACAGACCCAAACAGTATATATTATGTACCAAGGAATTTGTATGACTACAGCAAACCGATACGACTAACAGGTGCCAGTACAGACTATACGATGTTCGTCGGCGTATACGCAAAGGCCGTGACGCAGGCGAATGGAGTCATGAGCGTGACTTGTACTGATGTGCTAGCGGCACTTGACAGCATGTATATGAGGCTTGGAGAGGTCTTTTCAGAAACGTACAGAAGGGGAATCAACAAGCTTTCCGTAAGCAGCATAATGAGCGCCGTGTCGTCGACAGTCAAGACGATGTCACAATACACGTCGGTCATTGTCACATATGGGCTTGCATCAAACATAACGTCAGAAATTGTCGAAGTGGACATGACGGCGAGAAAAAGCGTACTTGACGTCATAACTGAGTATGTGACAGGGCCTCGCAACTTGATGCTGCTGTCTTACACGCCAACATCAGCAAGCGACGCAACGACGCTCAGGCTGTACATCACAGACGGAATCACGCAACGCACAACCAGCTCGCAGCTTCCGTATAACCCAGACACAATTGAAGTCGGCAAAAACGTGACAAGCATCAAGGTAACAAGAAAGACGATGCCATACAATGCGTTTACCGCGTATGGAGGAAAACGAAAAACGCCAGTCACTGACGGCACCAATGTCTATGACTCTCGATGGATACGCAAGTTTGCCGTGGCTGGCTCGACTGGTGACACATCGGTGAAAATAAAACCCTACTCCAGCAATTACGGCCCCGTAAAGCTATACAAAGGCTCATACTTGAAGATAAACGGTAAGGAGGGGGAGGATATATTCTACGAGGTCGCAATTGACGATGATTCCTACATAACGTCATCGTATGGGACAGCGACGATACCGATACGCCCAGCGTTGCAGGCGGAGTGCGCGGTGGACAGAATGGTCCTTATATATCCCAACACGTGGTTCAGCGACAAGAACGGGTTCTTGGGATGGACCGACAATGAGGTGACAACGGACAGCCAAAGATGGAGCATCACGTCAAGAGAATACTACGACCCAGCAATAGGTTACATGCGTCCAATAGGTCGAAACACGGCAATGATTGAACGAGATTCGGAATCCGACAAAGAGAACAAGTGGCATCCCATTACGCCAGTCAGAGCACTGCTGTATGA